GTGCGCGAGTCCGACGCGGGCGTGCCAGTTCCCGACGCTCCGGCAGACGGTGAGCGTATTTCCCTCCTCGGTCTTGGTGGCTAGAATCTGCACGGCCTCGAACTCCTCGCCCAAATCATGCAGGCATTTGTTCAGCACTTGGTTGTATTTTTCTTCGGTGGTCATCAGAGTTTGTGGGTGAGGATGTCAAAAGCGATATGAGGCGCTGACACAATTGGTCAAGCCACCCTCCATTGAAAGGTTCTCGCACATCACCGGAACAATCTCGCTGCCGGGAAAATTCTCCCTAGCTATCCGAATTGCGGCGTCGTCCTCCTCGATCATAAACTCCGGCAGGAAAACCAGCTTTCCAACTTGCAGCAGGTTGATGTAGTAGCCGTACCCGCTGTTGAAGGTGTCGGCATCGGGAAACTGGGTTCGGAACTGCTTCTCGGTCAGCTTGGGCCGCTTGGCGTAGGCATACGGAAAGGCGATGCAGCAGAAGTTGTTCAGCGCCTTGCAGAGCCGGGTGTAGTAGCGGTCGGACACCCGCGTCCCGCACATGCTATAATCATTGACCAGCAGATGCCCGCTGGGAGTCCAGTGACAGATGCCGTCAGTGTGGCCAATGTCATCGCCCGGCTCCGTGGGGACCAGCGTGATGTTGCCTTGCAGCAGACCCTCAAGTTTGGCCACTAGTTTGGTTTTGTGCCAGGTTGGGTTGTGCCGGAAGATGATGTCCGTCATTATGATCTGGCTGTTCATGCGGACTACGTTGCCGCCGTCCAGCCGGATGGCCGATGGCCTTAAATTCGGCAACCAAGACCAATCTCGGCGGCGGACGGACAGGTTTGGAAACCTTGGGTTATCCTTGTCGTAGCCGTAGCGGAATTTGATGAAGGTGTCCTCCACCTGAATCGGAAGGTAGTCCCTCGCCCACAAATTTTTTGCCTCAATTTCCACGAACTTGATCTGGTTTTTGGCGCAGTGCCTCTCAAAAGCCCGGAAGATGTCATCATAGCGCAGCCTGAGCGCCGTGGTGACAACCAGGGTGTTGGCTTCGGATTCGTTGTAATTCACCATCATAAATCAGAATTTATACCCATCCCTTGCCGCCATCTCGCGGGCCTTCTTCTTGCGGCCACCCGCCTTGGCCAGATAATGCCTGCCGATGGCCTCGTGCTGCGGGTTTCCCTTAACCAGCATGTGGGGCACCGTGGTTGACGCCACGGGCGACATGGGCTGCGCGCTGGGCGGCACTGGGGGAGTTTGAATAACCGCAGGCACAGCGGTTGGTGGGGGATTAACCACCGGGGATGCTGCGCCTGCGGGGGGCGGCTGGGGCTGAGGAACCGTAGAACCACCACCGTCCAAAGCGTTCGGGGGCTGCAAGGCCGGGGCCATGCCGACCGCCTGCATGATCTGCGCCATCTGCTGCTTCAAGCTGTTGATGCCTTGGGTCAAGCCTGCGATGGCCTGAGCCGCCTGCTGGTTGTTGCCGGCCTCAGCCTGCTGCAATTTGGAGAGTTCCTGTGTGGTGGGGGCGACCACCTCCTGCTCAACCGCCTGCATGACCTGCTTGATGATGTCCTGCTTTTCCTTCTCCAACTGCTCGGCTTGATTGCCCTTGGAATTGAGTTTGACCCTGAAATCATCATCGGCGCCACCGAGTTTGGCGGCATATTCCAGCATTTCCAACAGGCTGGTGGGGTCAATGATCTGCGCAAACAGCGGATTGTTGGCGATTGACTGGATCATCTGGAACATCAGCTTGGCGACCTCGCTGTCGTTCTCGCGGGTGGCATCGGAGCGGCGCGCGACGAATTGGACGAGATGCAACTTGCTGATATTCCCCTTAACGACGGCGGTTTGCTGGTGAATCGTCGGCTGTTCCACGAACTCGAACCCGATTTTTTGCAAATTCACAGCCAGATTCGGGATGTCAGTCGGGATCGTGGCCATGACCTCCTTGCCATTCATGTGGATGATGACCGCTTGGGCCAGATGCCGCTTCCAAGCTTCGATCCCGATGTCAATAAAGCTCGCTGTGTAGGCCAGCCGGTTGGAGGAGCCTGAATTGGTCAACTCAACCTCCTTCTTGCTCTGCTGATGGCTGGCACTGGCACCAATTTCCTGCGCTGAAATGGCCAGCACCCGCTCCAAAAGGCTGATGGTGGTGTTCAAACCAGACAAAATCATGTTGGTGTCCGCGTACTGGAAATTGAGCGAATGGATGGCCCCCTTGATGTCCCCACCCTCCCGGTCCACAGACAGCCCATCGTAGCCGATGAAGTTCAGACCGCCATATTGGGCGTTCTGCCTGCGCTTCATGCTCTCAATGTCCTTCTCGTCAATGATGTTGGTGTCATAGAAATTGACGTTCATCAGGTTGCGCTTGATCGTCTGAAGCAACTGCGAAAATACATTTCCCGTGATGTCTTGGAATGGGATGACCTCCAGGGCGAGGCTGGAATTTCGGCCCCGGTTGGCATCCGGGTCGTAGCCGATGTAGTCCAGAGGATGATACGGGAACACCTCGGCATACATCACGACGTCATCAGCGCCAATGGTGAACCGCATCCAAACCGGGTGCGGATAATCGCCCAAACCCCAGTCTTTGGGCACCAACTGCTGAAAATGGTAGGTGAGGAAGAACGCGGAATCGTAATCGTTCTGGCTGTACCGGAAGGACATGGCCTCCCGGTCGGTCTTGCGGCGGCTCTCGGCGACCGGGAATTCCAGCCGGCAGGGATAAACCTCCTTGAAATAGTTGTACCATATCTGGCTGGGGTCCAACCAATTTGTTCCATGTGGAACATTTGCCCTGTTCCACAGGCTGGTGTCCATCGCCACCTCGCCCCACTTGAGAATCGTCCAGTAACCGGCGAATTCGCAGCCCAAGCCCGTGTTCAGGGTGTTCAGCGGGTACGTCATGTCATAGTACGTCCGGGTGACATGGGGAATGGCGTACCGGATGCCCTCCATCTCCGTCTCGGTGATCCCATCGTCGTTCTCGTGCTTGACCTTGTACCACGGCTCAATTGGGAATTTGATGCTCACGCTGTACATCAGGGCGTTCATAATGAACTGCTGCAACGTGGAGGAGTAGTCGAAGTTGGTGGAAATGGTTTCCACCACGCGGGTTAAAATGGTGCAGAGCAGCCGGTTTTCGGCGGTGAACTCAGCGGGGGGATATTCGAGGAGCGGAGTCAGGTTGCGGTCGTTGAAGATTTTTGCCAACCGGATGGTGACGTAGGATTTAACCAACGGCACCAGCACGTTGTAGAACATCGGGACATTCAGTTCATGCTTTTTGCCACCATCGGGCAACTCCGTGGTTGAAAACAGCTTGTCATCGGAGAACCCCCAACCCCGGAGACTTTCAAGCACGGATTCCGCGGAGTCGCAGTTCTCCATGATGTTCCGAAGGATTGTCGGCGTCGTTTGCGCCAATGGAGTGTCGTACGCCTGATCCACGGCGGCCCACAGGCGGTATTCGGACAGGGCGCGCATCCTGCCCTCCCGGATGCGGTCGGCGATAAGCTGCTTGAGCTTGACGATGTTTGGGTCAGCCGTCTTGGCGGTGAAATACTTTTTCAGCGCGCTCGGAGTCAGCCCATACTTCTCGATGACCTTCTGCGAGATCATTGCGGTGCATAACCGCTGGTGAGTCCTTTTTGGGCCATCAGATTGGTGATCGCCGGGTTCTTGCTCGGGATGGTCGTTCCACCCACGTCGGCGGCAGACCCGGGCATGGCCGCGTTGGTTTCGGGCTGCTGATTGTCGTCGGTGTCGGGTTGCCCATCAATGGAAACCAATTGGAACTGGCCGGGGCCGGTCTGCTGGACGGTGATCTGGTAGGATTGTCCGTCTGTCCAGGCGTCAACCTGGTCGGCCTGGTCCTCGGGGATGGCCACGGTCATGGTATTGCTTGAGTCCATAATAATTCGGTGTTGCGCCATTTCTGGCTTGATTCATTGATTTGTACGCCCGATGGGGTAGGATTGCAACAACGAATTTAAAGTATCCTCGGCCTAAAGGCGCGAGGATTCCTTGAATACAAATATGCTAGACATTTGCAGAGCTAGGTTGGTGTCACCAGTGCCTTTCGGCGTTTTGCCCTCCGGCCACCATCTTGTCTAAAATATGTCAACAACTAAAACACAAACCCGAAAAGCCGCCATAAATGGCGGGGTTTCCACCCACAAACTCTGATGACCGAAATCGCCCCCACCTCAGTCCAGACCCCGCCCAAACTGCCACCGTGGAAGGATTTGGCGCCAAAGCAGAAGGAGTTGATGAAGATTTCGAGGTGGAAAACAGGGCACAAAAAATTCATTGGTGTTTTCGGCACAAGAATCAGTGGGAAAACCTACGCCTGTGAAAACGTGGTGTGCGACCATCTGTGGAGAACCAAGAACGCCCGCTTTCTGGTTCTAGTCCGCACCCAGGGTGCCGGCACCACGTCGGGTATCTGGAACCTGCTGACCGAGGTGGTACTGCCGTCATGGATGGAGGCCGATGGGATTGACCCAGAGCACCCCGAAGTTCACATGCAGTGGGCCGAGAAGGGGGAACCTCGGGCAAACGTGTCGAAGAAGATGATCGCAGCGGTGACCAACATGCACGGCGGAGTCTCCAAACTGGAACTGGACTCCCTCGACGATGAGCGCGAGGTGGAGGAGAAGTTCAAAAACAGATACTACACGGGTGTCCTATGGTGTGAGGCCGGTGAATTCAAGAGCGAGAAAACGCTTACCACGCTCATCATGGCCCTGCGCGGCATCGGGTATCAGGAGGACGATTTCATAATGATGGTGGACGCCAACCCGCCCGATGAGGGTGAGGATCATTTTCTATTCAAGTATTTCTACGAACTTAGGCTTAATCCAAATCCATCTCTGGAGCAGCGAGCGATCAAGGAATGCTTCATCACAACGGAATGGACAATGGATGACAACACGCACATTTCTGAGAATGAGAAGGCGTACACCAAGGGGTTGTACATGAACGACCCGGAGCTTTACGACCGGTATGTTCGCGGGCTATGGAAGCGGGCGACCCGCGATGCCATCTTCTCGGATATTTTCAAGGTGGCCATCCATGTCGCCGGAAACAAGGACGAAATACTGATCCCGACCGAGAATTGCACCGAATTGATGACCTCCCACGATCCTGGATTCAAGAATCCGTGCCTCTATGTCATCGAGCAGGTTGATTACGAGGTGCCTTATACCACGCGGGAGGGAAAGCCCGCCGTCAAGACGGTTTCAAAATTCCTGGCCCTGGATGAACTGGCTTACATTGGCGTGCCCAAGCAGGTTTCCGAGTTCACCGCCGAAGTGCTGGACTTGATGGACAAATACGAGCAGGAGCTTGGCCGGGAGTTGGTTTGGACGCACTATTCCGACCGGAGCGCCCTAGACACCAATGAATCCATTTCCAACCGCAGCGTGGCCGATG